ATATGTGTATAAGAGACATGTCATATTGTTTATCCTTTGTTTATATGATATCACCTATTACGCCAACATCTACTTTTTCGATGCTAAATGATTTTAGGCCGAACGAAGTACCGTCTGAGTTACTATATATCCTAAAATTAACTTCATTCACCACTGGGTTTGGCAGTTTCACTCGTAGCCGTTTCGATATCTTGAGCGAGCTACTGTTCTCGGAAGCTACAGGCATGGGTGTTGACCAACCAATAAGCCTGTTCTTAAACCCATTATACATAAGACGTGGGTTGCCCCAACCACCTTGGCTGGGGGCGATGACACTACCGTTAGTGAATGGTTTAGTCTTAGTTTTAACTCTACCTTTTTGGTTGATATATGACACCTCACAATATACGGTACCAACCCAATCTGTGACATAAAACACACCCTGGACCGCTGCCACAAAATGGTTACGACCATTAGAAAACGGCATCAAAGAGCCACGTACATCCACAGTAAATGGTACCGGTACCCCTGCGGTATCTTCATCTTGCGCGACAAAACCCTCAACGAGTTTGTATATTTTATTACCTTGTCTGATATAGGGGAAACTTGCCTGGTTTGGCGGTGATACTGTGCCTATCCAATCAGCAGGTAAGTCCCAAATAGCCCACTTAGGGGCGTCTATGTTCACAAGGTCATAAATAATTATCTGGTTATTGTAGTTGTACCTTTGTGATGGGACAGTCATAAGTACATAGTTGTTCCATGCCGTACCAACTATCTTGTCAAAGTTAGCATTTTTAATGCTTGCATAGGTATTGGCTATTTGATTGCTAATGATTGACTGTGACAGCACATTCTGTATTTGAGCCTTAGTATCAATAGAGTTGACACCATTTGAGCCAGGGAATATCAATTTACCTAGATAATTGACCACGCCATATTTCGCATAGACAGCATTTGCCCCAGTGTTAAGACTTTCATAGTCCCAATATTGTTTGGCTTGGTTGCCATAAGTAATCGTTTTCTGGCTAATAATATCTTGCTTACCAATACCGTCAACGCTACTTGAGATAGAGAATAGGCTTGGTACGTTCTGGTTGTTACGGAAGCCAACAACAGAGGTAGGGTAGTAGTCTGTGCCCTTGTTAAGCGGCATTGTCTGCGCCCCATCACCAGGGCTGAACGAGATACCAGTGTCGGTGATACCGGCAAAGTATAAGTCATAGGGGCTATCAGGGTTGCCGTATAGGACTGGCGTATCACCAGCCATCGTACCGGCACTAGCCTTAACGCCAGCGGTTGTGTTTACTGTTGTGCCTACCCCAGCGGTGATATCAAATGGTACTGAGCCATTATCAGAGAATGAAGTAGTGGCAAGCGGTATTTTATCGCTCATTTTCATCAAGTCACTCGCAACCGGCGTAGTCCCCGCTATGGCAACCGCTCCCCACACGATACGCCCTGTTGCGCCAGCAGGGGGCGTGTCATTGAATGCGATAGTCAGGTACTCAGTACCGTCAGATTTCCATGTAGAACGGCTTTTTGATACGGCTTGGGTTAAGATTTTAGCTTCGTTTATACCGGTATCACCACCACCATCAGAGCTATAAGTTATCGCATAGTATGCCTTGAACGCACCCGATGCTGTAATACCAGTCGCAGTTGCGGTCAGGTCGCTAGTAGGCTGCACAACTGAGGTAAACACCGTCATATTAAGTGTTGCGAGGTCGATATAGCGTAAGTTGTCTATACCATTCATACACAGCAAAATGTCATTAGTCCGCATGAATGTCGTGATAACGCCAGCCGTAGTCGTGATGGTGTTGCTACCACCACAATTTGTCCATGAGGTAGCATTTTCCTCGCAGTATTTCACTTTACCTGCATCGGCAATAAAGAAGTACAGATGCCCATTATAATAAACTTTGGCAATTTCACCATTGAAGCCAACTGTATCAGGTAGCCAGCGCTTTTTCGTGAGACGTTTAACGATATTATTCGCATTGTTTACCCAAGCATTACGGCCATAACTGTAACTATTTATCGGTATATTATAGTCGCCACGCTCATCAAGACCGGCACTAAAACTGACCGCATCAGTTGATGTGATAGTTTGTTGCTTAATTTGTACCGGACGATCTACAGCCATTACCAGACCCCAGTGACATACCCATAATTGCTAAATTGTGCGTCATAGCTCTCGTTTGTAGCATTGTTTATAGCTATCTGCTTATCTAGCTCGTTCTTATATTTCTGAGCGAATGATGGGCTGAGAGCTACTTTAGTGACATTAGAGAGTGTCATGTTCTTAGAGATACCATATACGGCAAGTTGTCTGCTTGGTAAGAGAGCTATACCACTATCATCGGTTGTGGTTAGGCGTGGATGATATTGTACGACATCAAGAATTAGCTTTGAGCCGACCTCAGTATCATTTGGGGCCCGTGATAACACTATATGGTTAGCTACGAAAGCAGCCCTATTCGGGGTATAGGCAGCGTCAGGGTCGTCATTCGACGTTTGGCTTGGGTCAACCAGCTTGAAACTAGCTAGTACCGTACCGTCAGTGGCAACTATTTTGACATACTTGTTCTGGTTAAATACAGGTGTTCGGTATTCCTCTGGCAACTCAAAGCTGTAGACAGACGTATTCGAGATTGTCGCCAGCTCATAGTCGTTTTCGCGTAATTTGCTCCAATATGCTTCTGTCTCATACTCATCAAGCCATAGGTTAAAGCCACGGATAAAATCGTTTCGAAAAGTAGTTAAATCATCACCATCATCATCGTTTTCAGTGCCGTTAATAGAGAAGTATACATCTTGCGCTAGGTTTGTAATGTTATCGAGTGCTGCCATATCTTTTATTGTACACTTCCTTGGGTGATTTTATGGACTATTTCAGGCCGTTTTATGTTAATTATAGGGATATTACTCGTACCTGACATCCTACTCATATCATACTGACGGACATTTGGTGCATTTACGCCACCTAAACTGAGTGTGCCGAAGTCAGTCCCCATCTTTTTGCCAGAGCCAGAGCCAGAGCCAGAGCCAGAGCCACTCTTTTTGGCAAAATACTTAGGCTTATCAAGTGCACCTTTTTTATATGATACACCAGCCTCAGTAAGCATCTGGTCAATCTCATACAGTTTTTGGTACATGTCAGGGTCGTACTCATCTTTTTCAGGATTACCCATTGCACGCCACTCATCAACACCGACACTCTTGTATTCCGATATAAGCTCATACGGTATCTGTTTATCTTTGTAGACAGTACCACGCTTGATAGCTGTATCTAAGTCTTTGAGGTCACTTGGCTTAGTGCTTGGATCATCAGCCATCAGCTCACGCTTGAGGTTCAAAACAGCCAGATTGGTATCATACTGACCTTTTTCGAGGTATGCCGTATCAGTACCATCTTTAGATACACCCTTAACAAGACCTTCTTTGAGAGCCTTAATATCACTCTCATCAAGCTGCTTGCCTGTCTTAGCCTTGTTGAACGCTGCAAGGCCACTATCCTTAAGAATACCATCAAGGTTAGGGTCACTGAGTAACCCATACTTGTCTATAGTTTCGAGTTGGCTATTTATCTGGTCAGTTATCTCTTGACTACGCTGCACACCAGCTTCATTAACCTTATTTGATGCACCAGCAAGCACTTGTAAAGCATTAGGGTGGGTAAGTACATTACCCTCACTATCAAGTTTTTGCGGCGCTTGATTTGTAAGCCATGGTATACCTTTAACAATACCCTGATAAATCTGTACAATCTCAGAGGCAGTTTTATCAACTTCATGGACAGTATTATCACCTATTTTAGCTAATTGTCTCAATAAGCCAGACAAAGGTATTTGAGACTGAGCAAGTGAGGCAGCTTTCTGAGCCCACCAGTTTCCTGTCTTCTCACCATTAAGAGCTTTTGCTACAGCAGCTAAGTCATCAACTGGTGTCGAGCTATCAACTACCATTTGACCAAGAGCTTTCATAACATCACCAGTATTACCACCATTTTTTAATGTTTCAAGTGCAACCCCTGGAGCCATTAAGGGGATTGAGAACGGCCCAAGTAGTGATGGGATTGGGTACCAAGCGTTACCTATCTTTATGCTATATTCAGTTTTTCTCTCATCATTCCACCGTTCTTGAGCATCTTTATCTGTCGGATAACCGAATGAAAGCCTATCACTATTGTATAATGCAAGCCCAATACCGCTGTAAATAGCCCCACTCTTAAAGTCTTTCCCAGCTTGTCTTAAAGCAACTTTAGCGGCTTGGATAGAACCATCACGACCAGCACCTTTTGTTAAGCCAGCCCTAATGAGATTTGGTATACCCATCATAGCTCGGTTTACGCCAAGTATACCACTACGAACGGTAACTGTTGGGTACCCAAATAACGTATTGATAATACCTTTTGATAGACTACGAACAACAGGATTATTACCAAAATGGGCTGATAATGCTTCTGACAACTCATTTTCTATCTTGGACTGTCCTTTAGCACCATGTGTGATACTCGTAAGCCCAACCTGTTGAAGTTGCTGTCTAAAGAACTCATCACGCATACCCTCTGGGTCTTTAGCGGCTAGTAACCTAGCACGATTATTTAGTTCTTCACCAGTATATCCCTCAGCCATTAGTTTTGCTCGGTAAAACTTCTCTGCTTCACCCCTTGCAGCCCCATGAAGTGCTATGTCACCTGTAGTATTACCAGAGGTTGTCCAGTTTTTAACCCAATTTATTGGGTTCATACCACCCTGACTAGCTCGTATTTTTACATCAGCTAACCAGTTAGCCCACCCCTCTTTAATACCACGACCAATACCCCTCAAATTAGAACCAGTTAGGTCCACACGTTCAGCGGCAACTAATGAACTGTTTACATTATTTCTTAGCATTGTGCCTGTACCACTCAAGTTATTTGCGTTCACATAATCAAAATTAGGTACATCAGCTTTATCTTGTAATGAGCGCAAATATGCAGCAGTACCCTCTGTCTTATCCCCCCTAGACGCTTCTCTAGCAACACTAAACTCAGTACTCCGAGCTACTTTATCTGCTATGTTAGCGTCCGTAACCGCTTTTTCATAAGCTTTAACATTTGCCGTCGTTGGATTATCTTGAGCTATCTCATAAAGTCTATCTGCCTTATCACGAGCAGCCGTAAACTTATTGTTAGCATCATTAACCTGTGCCAGATGGTCTGGTGTAAGCTCACCATTCTCAGTTTTAGCATAAAACTTACTACTAAACCTATTAGACATTTTATCAGCCGTATCAGTTGTTCTATGGGTTCTCTCAAGTAATGCTAAATCACCACCAGTACGACTGGCTTGTTCATCAATCTTTTTTGAGAGTATTCTCAACTCATCAGGATTAGCCCCACTACCTTGAGAACGCTTTAATATAGCCTCAGCCTCAAGCATAGTGTTATCATCCCACATATTTTTGTGGTTATTTGTGTCTAGGAACTCTTTAATTGAAGTATTTTGCGTTGCTTGTTCGGCATTTTGCATACCAAGCTCACGATTTCTTGTTTCGTATACATTTCCTCGTCTACCAGTCCTATACTCACCTGTTGCCGCATGGCTTGTCGTTGGCTCATCACCAATAATTACACGTCTACCACGTTCCAAAGCTACTCTATCAAGTGCTTCATTTGTCTTATTAGTATCTCTCTCAAGTTTTCTAGCCAGCTTAAGCCTATTTTTGGAAGCCTCTACTATAGCTTTAGTGACAACTCGGCCATCATCTAATGTAGTCCCAACTTTAGGTAATGGTGGGAGTGGTGCTACGGTAGGCTGTGAAGCTATGGCCTGTGTCTGGGTAGCTACGGGGTCAGTTTGCGTACTCACACGAACTTGTCCAGGTACTTCTGGCATGTTGGTTGGTACGTTATCGACTTGCTGAACATCTATACCCTGGACTTGTTTGACTCGGATAGGTATACCCTGTGAGCCTGGTACTTGGTCACCCTGAGCGAGTAATGATTGCCGTTCTGCATCTGCTACCTCATCAAACCCTTTTTGCATACCAGGTTCAGCACTACCGCCACGTAGCTGCTCCTCGGCCATATCACGCCACTGAGCTTTTGTCAGTCGTTTGCTGCCGGTACCAGGGGCTCGGAAGTTATTGCTTACACGAGTACCTGTTGCTTGGTTTATCGCAACACCATTACCCTCACCCCAGTTTTTTAGCATGGCAGCATAATCATCTATGATTTTGTCTTGGGCAGCCGTCACCTCAGCCCCATCGAGTTTATATGG